AGGAGGTTGAAGCAGCTAGAAGTCAATTAGATGCGAGGACATTCAGACAGGAATTTGAGGCAAGTTTTGAAAATCTTACTGGATTGGTTGCTGTAAGTTTTGCTGATGAAAATATTGATAAGAAAGTGGCAGATTTACATATGCTTCCTTTGTTAATAGGTTTAGATTTTAACGTTGACCCTATGGCAGGGGTTTGTGCTGTAAAACATAACGATACTTTGTATGTTTTTGATGAGATCATGCTGACAGGAGGTGCTACCACATGGGATTT